TACCTAATGCTACGCAGGTTGATTCTGATTGGAATACGACTCCACCTGATCCACGGGATAGTTTTAATCAAGAGAATGAATATTGGGATACAATGATAGCCTTGAAAAAGGTAGATACTACAGATATTAAACAAGTTGTTAAGAAAAATACATGGACATCAGGTATTACCTATGACATGTATAGAAATGATATTACAGCAGAAAATCCATCTAAACCTTCTAATGCAACTACTTTATATGCTGCAAATTATTTTGTAGTAAATGAAGATTATAAAGTTTATATTTGTCTACAGAATGGAACAGATCCTGATAATCCTGAAGGAAAAGCATCATTAGATCAACCCACATTTACTGATTTAGAACCAAGAGCAGCAGGAAGTAGTGGTGATGGATATGTGTGGAAGTATTTGTATACAATTAAACCAGGTGATATTGTAAAATTTGATTCAACAAACTTTATGCCTGTTCCTGCAGATTGGGCAACTAATACTACCGATGCTGCCGTAAGAGATAATGCGACAACTAGTGGACAACTTAAGATTGTTACTATTACGAATAGAGGTGTTGGGTTAGGAACTGCTGATCAAACTTATACAAAGGTTCCTATTAATGGTGATGGTCAAGGTGGGGAAGCAACTGTTGTAATTAATAGTTCGTCAAAAGTGGAATCAGTTACTGTTTCTAAGGGTGGTTCTGGTTATAGTTTTGGAACATTAGATTTAGCAGAAGGTGGAGTTCCTACAGGTTCTACAAGTGCAGCATTTAATGTTATTATTCCTCCTCAGGGTGGGCATGGTGCAGACATTTATAGAGAACTAGGTGCAAAAAATGCTCTTGTTTATGCACGAATTGAAAACGATGAAGAGAACCCTGATTTTATAACAGGTCAAGAGTTTGCCCGTGTAGGAATTGTTCAAAATCCAGAAGCATATGGATCAAGTTCTAATTTAGAATTGGATAAAGCCAGTGCAGTTTATGCATTAAGATTAACAGGAGCAGGTTCTAGTACTGCTACATTCACTGCAGATGATTTTGTTACTCAAACTATAGGGGTTGGATCAACTGCTGTAGGAAGAGTTATCAATTACGACCAAACTACTCAGGTTCTCAAGTATTGGCAGGATAGATCTACTGCTGGTTTTAATACCAATGGTACGGCAAATACGGATCCTACTTATGGATTCCAAATGGATAAATTCACTTCTAGTATTAAAGCAGGTGGATCCTTTAATATTTTGGGAGGTTCGACAACCTTATCCATTAATACATCATTTACAGGTCTTTCTACTGTAATAAATAGTAGGACTTATTATCTTGGGCAGTCATTTACCGCAGGTGTGGCAAATCCAGAAGTTAAAAAATACTCTGGAGATATTATATACGTTGATAATAGACCGTCGATCACTAGATCAACAAACCAAAAAGAAGATATCAAAGTCATTTTGCAATTCTAAAGAATTATGTCCCAGGAAACTAACCTAAACGTCGCACCCTATTTTGACGATTTTAATGCAAGTAATGACTATTATAAAGTATTATTCAAACCTGCTTATCCAGTTCAAGCTAGGGAATTAAATAATCTACAATCAATCTTACAAAATCAGATTGAGAAATTTGGTCAACACTTTTTTAAGGAAGGATCGAAAGTTGTTCCTGGAAATGTATCGTATAATAATCAATATCATTCTATCCAGTTAGAACCTTCATTTCTAGGGGTTTCTCTATCTAATTATTTGGGTCAATTAGTAGGGGCAAAATTGACTGGAGTTACTTCAGGTGTAACAGCAATTGCAACACAATGTACACTTGCTAAACATTCTGAAACAGGTAATCCAGCTCTTTATTTAAATTATTTACAATCAGATTCCACTAATAATACTGGAGGTCAGTTTTTGGATGGGGAATCTTTATCATCCAGTGTAGATATATTGTCTCCCAATACCGTTATTACAGCAGGAGAACCATTTGCTAATCTAATAGAATCGGGTGCAAATACTGTTGGATCTTCATTTTCAATAACTGAGGGTATTTATTTTGCTAAAGGTCAATTTGTACAAGTACGAAAAGAGACTCTTCTTTTAGATCAGTATTCTAATACTCCTAATTATAGAATTGGTCTTCATCTTAGTGAGCAGATAATTAATGCAGATATGGATCCTTCTTTGAATGACAATTCAAGAGGATTTAATAATTTTGCTGCTCCTGGTGCTGATAGATTTAAGATTACTACTTCTTTAATTAAAAAGGATTTGGATGATTATGATGATAATAATTTTGTTGAATTAGCAACTGTTAGAAATGGTGTCTTAACTGCTCGCAGAACCACACCAGATTATAATATATTACAGGATGAGTTAGCTCGAAGAACTTATGCCGAATCTGGAGATTATTATGTAAAACCTTTTGGTGTTGGTGTAAAAGAATCATTAAATAATTATCAAGGAAATAACGGAATATTTAATTCTACCCAATTAACTTCTCAAGGAGCAGTTCCTTCTGATGATATAGGATTGTATCAGATTGGTCCAGGTAGAGCTTTCGTAAAAGGATATGATATAGAAACTAGTGGTTCAACATATGTTGATTTTCAAAAACCAAGAACCACTTTAAGTCTTGAAGATCAAGGAATAAACTATAATACTGGTGCAACATTAAAATTAAATAATGCATATGGAAGTCCTCAGATAGGTATTGGTAATACTTACGTATTAAGTCTTAGAGATACACGAGTAGGAAGTGCTGCGACTCTTCCTGCAGGTAAAGAAATTGGATTAGCAAGAGTGTATGACTTTGATTTAGAGTCTGGATCTTATTCCAGAACTAATGAAAATACTAATGAATGGGATATTACTCTTTATGATATTCAAACAGTTACAGAAATAACTTTAAAGGAACCTATTACATTATCCGTTCCAAGTCATATTAAAGGAAAGTATAGTGGTGCAACGGGATTTATAAAATCCTCTGTTGCTGCTGGTGTTGCTGTTACTCTTTATGACGTAAAAGGTGACTTTATAGAGAACGAAAATTTCATAATAGATGGAGTAGAAAATACCAGAGTTGCTATTGCTGTGACTAATTACGGTATTTCCGATATCAAGTCCGTTTTTGGTAATACAAACGGGCCTGACATGAATACAGTGGGTGCTGCACAGACGTTTACTGCAGACACTATTGTTACACCAATCACTTCAATTGGTGTAGGAACCATTAGTCAATATGTATGGAACTCTACCAGTGGTGCTATTAGTACTGTAAGAAGTACAAGTCCTAATTTCCCAGGACAAATAAGGACTGGAAACTTAATTAGATTTAGTGGTACTAATACTGTTGATCCAGTTCTTGCTTCTGTGGTTAGTGTAGGTACAACTCATGT